AACCCTGCGCGACGGCTATGAAAGATCGCTTCATCCGCAGCAGCGCTACACGGACACCAAAGCCGTGGAAGCCGGCTGGCAGAATATCACCCACAAGGGCGCTCCGATTGTCGCGGATTCCGGCGTTGCAACCGGCACCCTGTATGCCCTGAACCTCAATTTCCTCTCGCTCCGCAGCCACAAGGATTACAACTTTACGGCTCCGAAGTGGGTCACGAAGGAAGTCCTCGGGCAGCCGGATGTTATGACGGCGGATACCCGTTGGCGTGGAAACCTGGTCTGCTCGAACAGGAAGATGCACGTTGCTCATAGTAACCTGACGGAACCGGTTTGACCCATTCAGCGGGGGCGGGTAAAACCGCCCCTTTAACCCTTTAACCTGTCCCGATGTTGTTTGAGATCGGGAGAAAGGACCTTACCATGAGTGAAAGAGTTTTGACGGTCGGCGGGAACAGGGCGTCTCGTCCGATCAATGATTTTCTCTTGCAGGAGTCGATGAACGGCCCGAAAGCGGGCGTTTATTTCGTTGATGGGAATGTTTCGGCGACCGGCAACGGCACGATTGACCATCCCTATAAGACATTGGCGGAAGCGATTGCCGCGTCGGATGCGGCGATGGCCTTGTCCGCAAACCGCTGGTGGGCGCGTCGTAACCGGATTTACTGCTGCGGCGATACCTTAACCGAGGATTTGGTGAAATTCCCGACCAAGTGCGACGTCATCGGAGTGGGCAGTTACCACGGAAATACCCAGTGCGGTCTTTCCGGCCACCACAAGCCCGTGGGCGAATCCTTTGGCACGCGATTCTTTAACATGCACTTTCTTGCCAAGGCCGTAGCCGAACCGGTATTTACCCTGACCAATGAGACAGGCGGCCTTCAGCTTCGCGGCTGCACGATTGACGGCACGCGGGGGACCATGACCATCGGCATTCAGGCAACGGCTTCCCCGTTCCTGGTCGTCAACGATTGCGATTTTGTGGGCACGTTCGTCACGTCCTACATTACCTTCGGTGCCGGCGAAGCAGGCAGAACCCGGATTCTCAATAACCGGATGCTCGGGACGGCAGCCAAAGGCATTGTTGCGCCGGCACAGACAACGGCCTCGTGGATTCCGCTGATTCAGGGCAATACCATTATGGCGACTGGCAAACCGATTGACGATGCGGCGAGTATTTTCTTTGTCGTCAATAACCGGCTGATGACTGACATCAACATTGGCACAACTACGGACGGATACACGTTTGATCTGTCTCAGGCTTGCGGGAATATCCTAACGGGCCTCAATGGAGTTGCTGCAACCGTTCCGTTTGCTGTGACAGCGGAATAACCAAAATAAATTTAAGGAGATTTTCATATGAAGAATTTAATTTTTTCAGCGGCCATAGCGGATGCAGGGAATACTTTTTATATTCCCGTTCCTTGCAGGGGCACAGTTAAGGGTGTTCGCGTAGCTTGCGACGTAAACATGGTTGCGACCGGTACGGTTATTTTGAGCCGTTCGACCACAGCCGTTAATACAATCACCGTACCGACAGGCGATAAAGCAGCCGGGACGGTTCTGGACGGTGTTCCCGATGTCACCAACAAGGATTTGATATTTGATCCGGATTCCACGACTGTGGCCAATAAGGTTATCAAGGTTGTTGCCGATGCGACAATCCTGGCCTCCGCAGGGAATATGATTTTCAATATCGAGTTCGACGATTCGGCCTATGTCGAAGAGGCGGCGTCCGAGGCTTAAACCAATGAAGGCCCTCTTCGGAGGGCCTTTCTTTAAACAAGGAGAACGATCATGGCATCCTTCAACCTTTTCAACAAGTTCCTATCCCAGCTTGCCAACGGCGGGTATAACCTGGGCAGCGACACGCTCCGGTTTGCTTTGACCAATACCGCGCCGACGGCGGCCACGGATACGGTCTTTGATCCAAGCGAGAAGCATCCGCCCCCCGCCGCGGCCAACGGATATACGACCGGCGGACATGCGGCAACCATTGACTCATCGGCGGAATCCGGCGGCACCTATACCCTGGCCTGCACCACAGACGTTGTGATTACGGCCACGGCAGGAGGGATCGGGCCTTTCCGATACGTCATTCTCTACGATGACACCAGCGCCACGGATATGCTGATCGTATACTGGGATTATGGTTCTTCGATAACCCTGGCGGCCGGAGAAACCTTCACCATCGACGTTACCGCTTCGTTGCTGACGATTGCAGCGGCATAAGGATGTTGGGGCCCTCATTGGCCCCATATCAGCCTTTATCTCTTTTATTCTAGGAGTAATGACATGGCAACAGTTGTCAAGCGTAAATTAAGCGAAAGCGTGGATGGGAAGACTGTTTTAATAGCCGCAACCTCATCACCCGGCACATCAATTCATACAGCGGTTGATGGTCAAGTTGATGGTTCTTATGACGAAGTATGGTTATGGGCACAGAATAATCATACTGACAATGTTGTGCTGACAATTGAATTTGGCGGTGTGGATGCAAAAGACAACATTATAGTTACTATTCCATTCAAATCGGGTCTTGTTCCCGTCTTGCCAGGACTTCCTTTGCAGAATGAATTGGTAGTAAAGGCGTTTGCGGCCACTACAAATGTTATCAGTATTATTGGATTTGTGAACAGGATTACGGATTAGAGGTAGATTAAAATGGATAACTATCTTCCGTTCAGGGGTCATGGCAGGAGTTATGCTCGTAATCCTTATGTTGTAGTATTGCTTCATTTTAACGGTCCTGACGAAAGTAATACTTTTGAAGATGAGACGGGAAAGATTTGGACTCCTACGGGTCTCGCACAAATGTCAACAATCCAAAGTAAATTTGGATTAGCATCGGGACATTTTAGAGGCGGTGGTGGATGGTCAAATTATGACATGATATCTACTCCTGCTTGTGCTGATCTTGATATGGGTACAGGCGATTGGACTCTCGATTTCTGGACTTATCCTGAAACACAAGTGAGTCCATATCCCTATGTATTTGCTAATATTTTTGAGGGTTGGGTGCCTGGCGGCATTAATCTTTTCTACAATTATGATACCCTAAACAGATTTCAGTTTTATTATTATGGTAGTTCTGTGTTAAGTTGTAAAACATCCACAGATTCTCCTCCTAATACAGCGTGGGTGCATATTGCCATTGTTAGAAAAGGAACATCTGTGAAAATATATCTAAATGGGATTTCGGGCACGGGTGGTTCCATGACTGTCGAAACTACAGATAGTTTTAATTTTGTTTATCCGACGGAAGGGGGAAATTATTTCAGGCTGGGATGGTCCCATACAAATGGTGGTCAAGGTTACGCTGGTTATATTGATGAATTTAGAATTTTGAAAGGCAAGGCTCAATGGACAGGTAACTTTGTACCGCCAATGTTTGAGTATAAAAACATATACTACAGTAATCGTCGTGACCGTTTTAACATACTGCCAGTATCAGGGCAAAATTGGTAAAGAGGTAGTGAATTGAGTATTTACGTTGAATTGTCTGAATTTTACGGGTCGCCATATGCTGAAACATTCGATACGTTTGGCGAATGGACGGATGTTGGTCCATCAGAAGCCATCCTTAACGCCGTAAACGGTCAGCTTGTTGTAACCGGAACGAGTTTGGGTTTATTTGCCACCAGAAAGGTAGAGGCGGCCAGCGAAGCACTTGCCGTGGAAGGGACAACCGTTTTGTTTGCGAGAACCTTTCCCTTAGGGGCATCTTCCGGCGCTGTTGCTTGCCAGGGGACTTCCGTTGGATTGACGGCGACAAGGTTAATTGCGGCCTCCAGTAAAGCATTTAGTCTTTCCGGCACAGCGGTTGACCTTAACAAAACATACCCTTTAATTGTTTCCGCTGGAAACGTGATTATTTCAGGAACGGCTGTCGGATTGGTGGCCAATCGCTTAATGCCTGCTTCTTCAAAAGCACTTGTTTTCAGAGGGACCACTATCGGATTAAACGGGCAGGTCATTTTTTACATGCAATCCGGCGCGATTGAGACAACAGGACAATCTATTGGATTGTTCTATTCTCGTAAGATAGGCGCAGGAATAGGGTCGTTTACGTTTTCAGGTCAACCGATAACCTTATTAGCCAACAAGAAGATTGACGCTGCGACTGGTCCCGTTAAGATAGTAGGCGACGACATTGACCTAATTAAAGACAGCCGAATTGAAGCACTTTTTGGGGCTGCGATTGTTTCCGGTTCCGACGTTGGATTGAGTCTTCTCAAGAAACTCTTGCTTGGTTCTGGTGCTCTTACTATTACTGGTTCAGATGTTGACCTTCGCGCGCCGAAAATCGGGACGGAAGCGGGCCATTTTCTCATTAATGGATCAAATGTATCTTTCTTAAAGGCTCGCAGTGTGTGGATTCAGACGGTTTTTTCTCACGCGGCAGGCAGAAGCACGGTCAGTGCGGAAAAGGTTCGGAGAGCGACGGCACAACCACGGATAACGGGGGTTTAATATTATGACAACCGCATTTACAACGAAACAGCCAACAGAGGGATATTCAATCAGCTTTGACTTTACCGCTGTTCTCGGAGTTGAAACCATATCGTCTGTCACAATCACCGCGACGGATTTATCCACGCTGGTGGACGCGACAACCACGATCTTAGACGCTACTAAACAAACCAATACCGATCAAATCGTTTACGCCTATGTCCGGGGAGGGACAACCGGGCATAATTACCTGATCACCTGCCTTATCGCAGGGAGCGGCGGGTCTGTCTTCTCTTTGGATGGGATTCTTCCAGTCGAGGAATCAGCCGGACTATCTGAAATTGCGGGCGGACAGAATTTAACCACGTTGACCAATGCTATTCAGGACATCCTTCAAGATTCCGCCTTTACGAATACGAAGATAGCCGAGCGGATCAATGACGCAGTTAATTCGATAGCGGCGGGTATTCGGATGCCGAACGGTCAAATATCGCCTCCGTTACCTGATCTTTTCACTATGTCAACGGTGACGACCTCGACAACCCTGCCTTATGTCTCCCTGCCCGTTAATTATCAGCGGAAGGTA